TGTAAGTTCTACAAAGAAGGCGATTGGGTAAAGCCTGAATGGTGGCGACAAGTGTGTGCAAGTTGCGAAGACAATATACCTGTGCTTATTTACAAATACAACCGCAAACCCATACGAGTTTGCATACCTCTGTACGCGATCAATCCTGATTGGGTACGCGACAACCAAGCTATAGCCGTTATGACTATGGACGATTGGTTATCTATCTTAAAAACGAATTGGGATTTATACGGAAAGTGCTAGGTTGAGCAAGGCACTCTAACGACTCCTAGCGTAGCCGAAACGATTACAGTGAAGGTTTACTGGGGGCAGCAACCTCACCTGGAGACGAATCGTTTGACTCATTCATACTAGGTGGTAAATCAGCAGCTTTCGGCGCACTTGGAGCCGAACTCTTTTCAGCTGGCAAGAACGATTTGATTTCGTTGCTTGGACCATACTCGTCATCTTCAACTTCGACTACTCTAGCTTCAAAAGTTTTACCTTGAAACTCCCAAGCAGTTTTAGGAACTTCGGTAAAACCTACAGCTTTGGCTAGACGAGCGAAGTCATTATTGGCGTATGTTCTAATTTCTTCTTGTTTTAGTTTATCGTCATTTACATACCAAAGATTGAAGTTTTTTCTTAACTTCCAACCAGCGTATTTATCACCTGTCACTTCAGTCTCTAGCCTTAAATATTCGTTACCAGCTTTTGACGTTGTCTTTTCGCAAGACAATATAACGACAGGGTAATCTCCCTCTGGAATTGCAGAGCTACTCTCTGCGGCATCCAAATCTATATCCAATCCTTCAAAGTCACTCATTCTGCACCTCCTGCAAATCCGAGTTTGTTAATTACACTAGCTAGATCAGGTGACTCAAACCCGTCTAACTTACCTGAACGATCCTTGGCAATATAGTTCTGTCCAATTCTCGTTTGTAACCATCTTGAGGTGACGGTTTTACCTTCTTCATTTTCGTCGTCAAACGTACGAAGAACCAAAACTTCATCAAAGAAGTAAGGTATCTGCGTAGGAAGTTTGGCGCCAACCATCATCGGTTGATAATGATAAGCTCCTGTCTGTTCGTCACGCTCTCTGCTTTGTTTAGCAATGAATATGACGTGGACAGGTAGGTCCCTGAACCTACGCATCGTTTTAATCATCACTTCGATAACCTCTCCGTACGCACGTCTGGGATCTTTGCTTTTGGCCTTTTCTTGCGAAAGCAAGATTTCAGCCATTTCAGTAACACTATCAAGACAAACGGTATCGTATTGTAGTGTTCCGTTTTCTAGTAGTTGAGCTATCTCTTCAATCTCAGAAGCTTCTTTGACCTCGATTGCATCAAGATCAGGAGCATCCTTAATAGAGAGAAGACCACTCTCCATACTAACGACTAATGTTTTACCAGGAGCCGTTTGACAAAGAGTTGTTTTACCCGCACCACTTTCGCCGTATACTAAAAGTTTGGCGCCTTGCGACTCAACTAAATCGCTCGGTGACTTGATGCGTTCTTGGATACTTGTGTTCATTGTTTTCTCCAGTTGTTAATGTAAATGTTTTCATGCTACAATCACAAGAAAACACAATTAGACATATAGTACAGATGAACAAAGCAAAAATCAACCCGAATCAATGGAAGATTAATTACTTTCATAGACAACAACAACTAGGCGAAAAAGAATTGATGGATTTATACAGTCAAGGATTGGAGCCTGAATTTAAGGAGCGTGAAGTGAAACGAGTAACACTAAGTAGTTATATTGAATTTTTAGGCATAGATACCGCAGCCGATCTATTCGACTGTTCGCCACATACGGTGAAGGCTTGGAGGTATGGCAATAGACAGCCATCAACTGAACAGGCTAAAAAGATAATAGTGGCATCTGGGGGCAAATTGGATTTCTTTTCTATTTACGGTCCCATAGATGAGTTAAAAGATAAAAGTGAAACGGTTGAATAGTGCTAAACGTCAAAGCGTCCGCGCAGGATACTGCGTTGGAACTCGCTCTTGCGTATGCGGAAAGTGGTTATAGTCCTGTACCATTACTGCGCCATAATAAAGTCCCACCAAAAGAACTAGGTGGTTGGCAAAAGTTCAAAGAACGACAACCGACGACAGAAGAAATAACAAAATGGTTTCAAGGCCGTGATGACCTTGTCGTAGCCTTGATATGTGGTAAGTTTATTGTTGTTGATGCCGATACACCCGAAGCTGTGAACTGGGCAGAAACTAACTTACCTAATACACCTTGCAAGGTGGCGACGGGTAAGGGTATGCACTACTACTATAATAACCCTGAAAATTTCACAACCTATGTTGCTAGAAGAACTGATACTTCAGATCCTGCTAAACTAATTGATATTAGAGGAGAAGGTGGACTTATTATAGCGCCTTACAACATCCATGCTACTGGTGCTATATACGAGCCTAAATTTATAGAGGAGTGGGACTGGCATGATACTAATGATTTACCCGATCTAACAAAAGAACACTGGGAGATGATTACAGGTGTAGATAAAGTAAGCACCAAAAGCATCTCTCAACCTTTTGAACTGACAGGTGTAGTACAGGGTAGTCGTAATGATAATGCTGCTAGATTAGCAGGCAACCTTATAGCTAAAGGCGTGTCTATAGAAATGGTAGAGTTTTTTGTGCAGTCTTGGAATCAACAAAACAAACCACCTTTACCAAGATCAGAAGTATCTACCACAGTAAACTCTATACAAAAAACACACGATAGAAAAAACCAACAAGCCCCAGCCTTTATACAACGTACTTACAATGTAAAAGAACCTACAGACCTTTATGAACCACCAGGCATACTTAAAGATGTCTACGAATATTCTGAAGAGATAGCACAGATACAACAACCATCTTTATCTTTGCAGACGGCTTTAGCGTTAGGCTCCGTTGCGCTAGGTCGTATGTATAAAACGGATATGAATAATTTTTCATCTTTGTTCTTTATGTGCATAGCAAAATCTGGACAAGGTAAAGAAAATGTAAAAACAGTAATTGAAACAATATTAGAAGGGGCAGGCTTTGAAGATTTGATGGCGGGTGACGGCTATACGTCCAGTGGCGCAGTATATAGTTTACTGCGTCACAAACCCACACACGTAACTGTAATGGACGAGTTTGGTAAAAGACTAGAATCTATATCAAAATCTACAAACTCCAATAAAGAAGACGCTATACAAGTGTTAATGGAGGCTTGGGGACGTTGTCATGGCACATTAAGGCCAGATAATTACTCTATGATGACCTTTACTCAAAAACAACAACAGGAAGCCCTAGATCGTCATACTATCAAGCCTGCAATAACTTTGATTGGTATGTCTGTACCAAGAAACTTTTACGGTGCTTTATCAACAGGACGTATAGTTGATGGATTTTTGAACAGGTTTATTGTGGTGGAATCTAAACTGCCTAGAACGGTAGGTAGAATGGTCCCGTATATTGAACCATCTTACAAAGTATGTGAGTGGGTTAGACAAGTGAGAGCGCCCATGAACGATATGGAGGAGATAGCCAGAGACAACGCTGAGATGAATCTTAGTCAACGTGTAGTTGCTTTCGATGACGATGCAAAAGAGCTGTTGAACAAATTAGCCTACGAGCTTGTTGATCAACAGAACAAACTGGAGAAAGACGGTTTGGAAGTTTTACTTTCGCGAACAAGAGAAAAAGCGATGCGATTGGCTTTGATATGTCAATTGGCTGATAGGCCCAATTCTAAAAAGATTACCGCAGATATGACTAAGTGGGCGATAGACTATGTTTATTATTACGATCAACTAATGGTAGCGACGTGTGAAGATAAAGTGGCTGGCTCTGAAATGGAAAGTCGTATCAAACAAGTCTTAAGTTTTATTAGAACGCAAGGGGAAATGGGTATTAGTAAAAGAGATATAGATCGTAAGGAAATATTTAGATCAATGAAATCTTTTGAAGTAAAAGAAATAATAAATAGGTTAATAAATGCTGGAGAAGTACAAGAGAAGGATGTACGCGTGAAACAAACAGGTAGACCGATGAAACGTCTAGTGGCGATAGATCCTAATTTTTTTGAAGATTAATGGAGGTATTACAAATGACAAAACCAAAAATGGAAACGATTAACGATCAAAAACGTGAAGAACGTGTAGCTGGATTTATAGAGGGTTTATGGGACGTTAGATGTCATAAACTGCCAGTCTCTTACGGACTGGACTATTGGTGTGAAAGTAAGTATGAGTGTTTTTGGATGGAGGTAAAATGCCGTAGCTTTGGTATAGATAAATATGAAACACTTTTACTTAGTGCATCTAAACTTAGGATGGGAGCTGCATTGTCATTAGCAACTAACAGGCCGTTTGTTTTAGTATTTGCTATGAAGGATAGTGTTTATTCGCACACTTGGGATAAAAATAAAATTTATGACGTTAGGTTTGGTACGATTGCAGAACCGCAACTACCCGAGGATTCAGAGCCGTATATTCATTTACACCGTTCTGAATTAGTTTGTTTATCTGAGAGTCCGTTGGGATTTGATAGAGATGAGCTAGGATTAATTTAAAGATGCCAATCGTTCAGAAATGTCATCTTTTTTTTCTTTCGGTCTCATAGATCTTTTAATATCTTCTATAGTACCTAAATTTATTTCTATAGGCGCACCACGACCTTCAGCACTACCTAATAAACCTGCTATACCTGAAGCAATACTCATAGGGTAGTTTTGTCCTGGCACTAAGTTTGTTGCAAACCTTCTAAATCTGCCAGATTGTTCTGCCTCTCCCTTACCTATGTTTGCGTCGTAAGAGTCTCTTATGATTATATTACCTTGATCATCTGTATCAAAAGAAAAACTGCCTAGAAATGTTTTTATTATAAATTCTGGATCGTTTAGTTTTTTTAAAAAAGTTTTTGCATCTATTTGAGGGTTTACTTCTAAAAATTTTTTTACGTTTTCAGGATTATCATACTTTGATTTAATTTGTCTTTGCAATTGTTCCAAACTATCTTTTGTAATTATATCGCCATAACCGCCTTGATCGTAGTAGCTGATCCTGCCGCTAGTTTGACCTCTTTTTGTTGCCTCTAATATTAGTTTGTTCAACTGTCTAATTTCGTCTGGTTGTAAATCTCCAGCGTCATATTTACCAATTCTACGGACACCAGGTATCAAGTCTAATAAAAAAGCTTTTTGATTGATTGGAATATCTTTGAGTAAGGGTAAATCTCCTATTAAACTAAAATTTTCTGCGTCAAATCTTTCAACGGGACTCATTTCTTCTAGTCTCTTTTGATATTCTTCGCTTAATGCTAAAACTTCTTCTGGTGTAATGTTTACCATTTAGCTTAATCTTTCCGCTAATTCTTGATCTTGCGGATTAGGTAATAACGTAGGTCCTATCGGTCTTGTTCTGGGTAACGGTGTAGCGCTAGTAACTTCTGGTAAATCTAAATCAATAGTAGCTGGAACAGCCATTTGATTTATTACTTCGCGAGCTTGTTCTTGCACGCCACGTTCTTCTAATTCTTTCGTTATGTCTTGTCCAGTCTCTTCGGCTCCTCTAGCTAACGCTGAAAAACCTCCAATTCTTAAAGCTTGCTCTGTTGCGTCAAGGACTTGACCCATAGCTGACTTATCAGTCCTTGCTAATAAAGACACTATTCTAGGATTTGCAAAAAGAGTTTTGTAAATAGTTAAAGTAGCAACTGTAGGCAAAAGATTTAAATTAAAAAATCCTGCTGCCAACGTGCCAGCCACGATTGAACCTGCTCCAGTTCTTTCTGCACCAGAAACTGTAGTGTTAATAGCTCTTGCATATCCGCGTAATGCACTGGACAGTTCTTTGCCAAACATCGCTTCTAATGTCTCATCACCGTAAGAATCTAAAGCCCTTTGAAAATTACCAGGTTTAAATATCTCTGTTAAGTCAGTGCCACCAGGAGTCATTGATTTTTGTATTAGTGTCTCAAGTGCCTCATCTTGTATATTTAAAAAAGCCTCCTCAGATATTTCAGCGCGAACTTGATTGATTGCTGGCGCGCTGTTAGGTCTAAATACTGTTCTAGTTATCAATTCTGGTGATGCTCGTTCAACATTTGCAAGCACTCTGTTCTGTTCAAATTTTAATAAATCGTCGCTTGCTTTAGCTTTTGCTTTCAAAGCAGTAGCAAAATCATCAAAGGTTGTCGATACATCCTCTGGTCTGAAAGGTCCAACTCTAGGTACTTCAGGGCCAGTTAACCTGATTTTATCTGCCAGATCATATATTTCTTTTGCTTGCAACTTCGGGCTATAAGAATTGAATATGTCCAAAGCTTGCATCGTTTTGTCGTAGTTATTACCTAATAGCGGTCTAAGTGTAGCACCGTATTTTTTAATATTACCTACATACTTAGAAGGGTTAAAAACGCCTGTTACTGGGTCTGTGGCAGTATCAACTGCATCTTTGAAAAGTCTTCTTACAAGCTCTGTGCTTAAACTAGCTTTTACAGCCTCACTACTTTTTCCTACAGCCTGTTGTCCCGCCGCATTCAAAATAGCTTGCATGTCACCAGATGCGTTAGCTTTTACTATATGATTATAAACGTCATCTGCGTTTATTTTGTTGTTTTTAATATTTTGAACAATTGCGGTATGAAAAGGTTTTTGAGCTTCAAAATAACTTTTGTTTAAAGATCTATAAGAATCAACGGCAGCCCTCAAAGCTATTTTTTCTCTATCTCCTACCAATGTTTTTGCACTGACTAACAAATCATCAGGTAAGTTAAATAGTATTTTATCCAAATCATCTGCAATTTCTTTTAAGAAAAAACCTTGTTCTCCACCATTTAAAGTAGAAGTCATACGAGAGTTTGCTAAAGCTGATCTCATTTTAATAAGTTGCGCTATGGTGGGACCTCCTGCTTTTTTAAATTTACCACCCTCTTTTATTAACTTATATAAGCCTAAAACTGTTTTTAAATTTGTGTCTTCATCTAAAGTCAACAAAAGTGGGTCGTCAGTTTCTATTCTTTGTTTTATTTTTTCTCCCAATTCATCCAATTTTATTTTTACTTTGCCACCAAAGTTATCAGCTATTTCCTTGTCTATACTGGCAAAGACATCGTCATATTGTTGTTTAAAATCTGCTTGTAAAGATTTGTATGAGTCTTTGATAGTTTTTTGCACACTATTTCCCAAGGCAGCTTTATCTGACGCTTGTAAAATAGGACCAAACCCCCCTGTCTGCTCAGATAGATCTTGCATCATTTTGTTTAAGTAATTAGTGACCTCGTTTTGGGTTTTTTCTAATTGCACTCTTTTTGCTTTAATTTCTGTCTGTGCTAATCCAGAGTCTTCAATACCAGTGGCTTCTTTTAAGGCAGCTCTACTATCGGCTAATTTTTTTCTAAGTTGAGCCAACATCGCCATGTTGTAATTAATCAAACCACGTTCTCTGCCCTGTTTACCTGCAATAGTCTCACCTATGCCTTGCATTCTGCCTGGTATGGCTCTGCCTAAAAATTGTTGAGATACAGCTGCTCTCGCACCTAAATCTTTTATTTTGCCAGCTTTAAAAGCTCTAGCAATATCCCTCTCTGTAGCTAGTCTACCCAAGTCTTGATCAAGTTTTAAGACATCATTCATGTCGTAACCTTTACTTACTACGTAAGCGTCTCTTACGTTTTCAATTGGTGCCTTTTTACCAAAAAATGCTGCAAAACCTGTGCCTATTGCCTCACCTACACCTTGACCTAAAAAACCGTACAAAAATTCGTTCTCCATCAAATCTTGAACTTCTTCTGCTGATTGCAACTGTATGCCTTGTTGCACTTCAAACGCCTCTTCGGCACCTTTACCTGTGGCTGTTCCTAAACCTGCTGCGACCATTCGTGATAGACGATCATTTCTTAAAAGTAATTTTAGAGCTTTAACTGCCCTCACATGTGGAGAAAGAGCTGCAATTGCACCAAATATAGGGCCTGCAATACCAGCTAAGTCCGTAAAATCACCCGAAGAAAAACCTCTTTCGTCTATGACAACATTTTGATCTGTAAAATCATCTACACTATATAAACCTTGTTCAGCTAATTTTTTTTGACCATCAGGTGTTAAAGCTAAATCTCCTTTGGTGTTATATATAAATCCCTTTGCGCCTGCATAATTTTTTAAAATATTTTCTTTTTCAAGTTCTCTGCCTGCTTGATCTCTACCTTCGGCAATGCCCAATAAAGTACGTAGTTTTTTATTTTTTAAACCCTTTTCGTAATCAAAGTAAAATTGGTCAAAAGCAGGTGATGCCTCTCTTTTAGCTATTTCAGCCTTTAATATCTTTAAAGCTTCTTCTTGATTATTAGCCTGAATAGGGACTGTTAAAGAATCTGTGAGTTTGAAGTTGTACGTGGGCATATTATTGTAGTAGATTTAATGATGTTAAATCTATTTCCACGACTTCACTTAAGGTAAGACCTGATCCTTGTGATGGGTCAGCAACTAATATTTTTTGAATGGTATCGTAGTAAGGTAAAATTGCTTGGGTTCCAAAACCTTTATATGCAGGATTTTGTATCAAATCAAGAGAGGTATTTATTACTCGTTGTTTTTCTTTATTACTATTTATTAAACCCTCTCTAGCTCCTTTCAATTTTTTTAATATCTGATCGGCAGGTGTATATAAATCTAATGTACCAAATATTTTATCAACAATTTGTCTGTCTAAATCTGATATAGTTCTTCCAGATTCTTGTAGAATTTCTCTGATACTTCTTTGTTTAACTTGTTCTATAGCTTGTTGTATTTTTGTTGAGTCCGATGTTTCTCCACCTAAGAAAGTAACACCAAATCCTCCAGTAAAAGCGTCAATTGAGTCTGCCATTCGCGCTAAAGCTCCCGCACCCCCAGCTACAGCCACGCCTTTATCTTCAGCAGCCTCAAAAAGTTCAATCAAATCATTCATCAAGGCAATGGAAGCTTCGCCACCTTCATATTCTTTTATAGTTTTATTAATACTATCAACACGCTTGTTAAGTCTTTCTACGTCAGATGTGTCTAAACCACCTTTATCTTCTGATTTTGCCATTTCTTTAAGTATTTCAGCTTTTCTTTCTGCTTCAGCAATTTGTTCTTGATATTTTTCTTCAGCAGCCGCAGCAGCACCTAAAGTTACACCTCCAGCAAACTCGCCAGTCTGAGCTAACCCTTTACCAATATTTCTTACAAATCTTATAAAATTTGGACTACGCGTAAATTCAGCAAATCGAGACTCTTTGGTTTTTTCAATCTTTGGCGTTTCTTCGCCTAATGGTGTTTCACCAGTTGTTTCATCAGTTGTTTCATCAAGTGTTTCATCAGGCAATTTTTCTTCGCCCTCTGGCAGGTCTTGAACACCTTGGTCTTTACTTTCTAACACTGCTTCATCAGCTAATGAATCTGGTGTTTCTAAACTTTCTTCCTCGTCCTGTTGTTGTTCTGCGATTATTTCTGTATCAGTTTTTGTGCTAGTTTCCTCAACTTCTTCTAAATCTGATGCAATTTGATCAGGATTAATACCTCCTGTTATTAATACTAAACGGTCTATTTCTTCTTTTGTTAATCCGCCCCTTTCAAAATAACCTGGTGATTCACTAAATCTGTCGCCTTCAAAAAAATCTTGTATTTCACCTGCTTGCTCCTTTCCTAAGAAAAATTCCAAACCTCCAGCTAACCTTTCTCCACCTTCCATCAGGGCATCTCTACCTTTTCTTACTAATTGGTAAAAAGAACTACCTATATCTTCTGGAGCAAAAAAACCACCTCTTCTTTCGGAAGCGCTTGGTTCATAGGGATAACCACTAAATAATCTGTTTAAACCTGGTTCATCTCTTGCTATAAATTCTTCTAGTGCCTTTTCAACATTCGCGCCTCTTTCTATATCTGGCGAATTAAATATCCTATAAAGTCTTGTATCAACAGCAGAACCATCTTGTATATTTTTAATACCTTGAGTGAAATCTATAATCCTGCCGTCACTTAACCTTATTTCGTTTGGTCCTATTTTTCTATCTACTACTTCTGGTAAATCTTCTAAGTCAAATTCAGATAAATCAGGTAATACTAAGTTGGGCTGCAAAGCTTGTTCTGTAGGTCCAAAATCGTCAAGTGTTTCAGAGCCAATTGCTTGTATGTCTTCTGTAAAATCTGGTATTTGTAAATCTGGGATAGTTTTGTCAGGGGTAAAAAATCCTCCTGTAACGGGCGGTACAATATTTGTTATAGTATTGGCTTGAGTGCTTATTGCATCTAAATCAAGGTCTGGATTGATAATAGTTAAAGGCCCACCCACTTCCCTAGCTATACGTTCAATTGTGGCAAAACCTAAATCTTGTGGAAAAGGCACACCCATACGTGCATAATCAGATTGTAATTTTTCTAATATTTGTACTGGTGCTAAACCACTTCTAGATAAATTTGCTATTTCAGTAGTAACATCAATAAGTGGTTGATTTACTACATCACCAGTAGCAAACATTCTTCTGTTCAGTATACTCATCAGGTTATAAATCGACCTTGATTTGGTCCTGCATACGGGTTGTATTGATTGAAAGGATTAGGACTGTTAAACGGACTTGCTTGATTAAAAGACATGCCTTGGTTAAAAACCGCTGGTTGTAAACCGCCAAAGTTCTGAGGGTTATAATACGCTTGTTGTCCAGTAGGTTGGTTGTCGGTTTGTTGATTATTTATATTTGATTTTCTTTGAATATCTGCAAAATTAGCAAACGTACTCAAAGCGGTTGATAAAGCTTGAACTGTTGGATCTGGCGCTCTACCGTAAGTAGTCGTTACGTTTGTTTGTCCTGATTGATATGTTGGTAAGAAGCTTTGAACGTAACTTGCCGCAGATGTAGGTGCAAACCTTGTTTCTCTTTGTTGGTCGTAAGCTCTTTGCAATCTTTGATCCGCAATACCGCGTCGCAAAGCCCCAAGTCCTTGCAATTCAGCTCGCTCGCTTTGTCCTAATCTTTGTAAATCAGCCCCTAGTCTTCCGATATTACCGCCATATTGAGCAATGTCTGCTCCTATATTTCTTGAAAGCCCAGCTCTCCTGCCACCTATACCACCTAGCTGAGTTGCAAAACCAGATAGATTGCTAGCAAGTCCTTCTAGACCTCGCACTCTTCTACCAAATTCATCAACACCTAATCTTTGTGCCTCTGTAAATCCTCTGCTTCTAATATTAGACAATGCTTCACCTAATCCTCTTCCTAAAGCTCTACGTCTTTCTGCGGCACTAAGTCTTGCCCTTGATCCGAAAGCACTTTCGCCACCTCTTTGTATGTCTCTAGTCCTAGCGTCAATATCCGCAAGTTCACCAGCTTTAAATATGTCGTCTATAGTTTGTTGAACTACTCTTTGTTCAAAAGGATTATAAAATTGTGTAGCGAACCTTGGATCATATCCCATGCCTGCTGCTTGTCTAGCAATATCGGTTGCCTCCCCCACCAAAGCTTGTTCACCTGCAAAATAAGGTTGCGCTATATCCTCTGCTCTTACTGATCTACCTATAGCTCGTTGTAAGTTTTGGAGATTAACATCTAAAAAGGGTTGAAACGAACCTAATCCAGACAATGCACTTTGTATGGCTCTTTCCTCTACAGGATCTAAATCAGCAGTTTCTCTTAATATTGCAGGCGCTCCGTACGCCCTATTAGCAGCCTGTATAGCTTGTGAAATTATTCCAGGCGTATCAGGAGAACCAAAGTAAGCCTCTCGAACAAAAGGATCAGATATTACTTGTGTTCTATCTGCGGCTGTGATTACTGAATCAAAAGGTGTTGCCATCACATGTCCTCAAATATATTCATTAATTTGCGCATGTTTTCAACACCCTCTTCTCTTGAAGGCTTGCCGCCTTTTACTAACTCAATACCTGATTTATTTTTTTTCATATCAAAAGCGCCAGCGCCCCTAGTAGCTTTAGCCGTCATTACAAATTCACCGTCACTTAACATCGCTGGTATATCATCAGAAGTGCCTGTGCCTGGCCCTATTGATTCTCCACCTTCACGTAAATCTAGCTCGGCTATCCCGCCTACTGCAAATGCTTGTCTTTGTCCCATACCAGCTACATCTAAAACAGCTGGTGCAGGTGCCAATCCAAATTGACCTCTATCGCCACCAGTCCCTAAATCAGATGACAATTGATACCTACCTAGTGAATCCATCATCACTTGTGGTGTAGGTGCTATGCCTCCCTCTCTTTTTTTTGCGTCGTCATAGACTGCTTTTGATAAAAGTGCTGTCGCACCGAGTCCATATCCGCCGCCAGGAAAAGCTCCTACAGCGTCACTAATACTGCTACCTAAACCACCAAGTCCTCTAAATAAACTTGCAGATCTTTCGTCCCTTTGCCCTTTAAGGGTGTCTTCAATACCTTTTATGAAGCGAGGTGTTCTTCCTTTGCCTAAAATTGCACGGCCGATGTTAAAATTAAAACCTTGATCTTGTTGTTGCGGAAAATAACTTGCACCACCTCCCATCATGGTTTGCATGATTTGACCCTGTGTAAATACATTTCGTCCGTCTGTAAAAAGTTGATTGCCTTGAGCATCAAAACCCATAGGTTGAAAATTTGGCATAGTCGCAGATGGGTTAAAGCCTGGAGTGCCTTGTGGCATACCTGGCATACCTATTCTGCTAAAAATATTTGAAAATGGACCGCCCTGTGTCAATCCACCAATACCCCCTGAAAGCGCTGTCCTTAGAGAGTCTTTTAAAGCTCCCCCTCCAAACCCTGTACCTTGTGCAAATTGTTGAAAATTCTGAAACCCTGTACCCATACCTCCAGGTAACATTCTTCCTAAACTTCCAATTCCGCTGCTAATAGCCCTACCTACTGTGCCTAAACCACTAGACAAGGCACCGCCTACGCCTGGTATGCTTCCTACTAAGCTTGTTATACCTGTCCCTAATCCACCAGCTAAAGCCCCTAAAGCGGAACCTACGCCTGGTATAAGCATTGCGACTGGTGCTACTTTTTTAGCTACTTTCTTGATTGACTTAAAAGCTTTCTTAAAAAAACCAAATTCAGGTAGACCCGTTATAGGATTTATTGACATGCCTGCACCCACTTCGTATTCATTCGGATCAAGGCCAGCAGCTATCATCTCTTGATTAATACGTGCTTGAGTCGCGGGTGATATGACAGGTGGTACAACACGTTCACCTAAAGCAACGTGTGCTAAGAACTGATCTTCGTCCCTGCCTAAACTTGCAATTCCTGTTCCTGTTCTATCTATTCTGTCCATTTGTCTTAATTTTACTGTTTTTACACATTTTGTTAAACAAAATTCATTTGTAAGTAGGTTTTTTTATCTACCCAACTTGGCAGAGAAACTAACCAAAAAACTAATAAATAACGATCTCCTGATTTTACAGGTAGTCCTCTGTGCATGTGAGTAAAACTTGGAAACATCAAAGCACTTCCTGTTGGCAACGGATCTACAATACCTCTGCCATGAAACTCTGTACCTCCACCTTCGTAATCTCCTGTATTTAAAGGTACAACTACGCTTATATCTGCACTTGAATCGTGATGCCAAGCCCCTTGTTTTTTATCTTTTATATTGTAATTAGCTATTTGTATGCCACCGTCCGTTACAATTCTACCCCAAAGACCCATAAATATTGGGTTGAGTATGTTTGTAACTACGTGCATCAGGGAAAAATACAAAGCAGGTATGTGTTCTTGTAAGACTATCTCTGGTATTTGTCTGAGAACGTCTTCATCAGTATTAGGTTCAAAATCAAAATGTTTTATTATGTTATCAAGCTCGTCTTTGAATATGTCGCAAAATGTTTCAGAAAATATAGGAGCTGTGTAAACATCTTTTATCGGCTCGTTAAGGATAGAGTGTAACGGTAATTCATCTAAGTTTTCTTGACCTTTAGATTTAAAAAAACGGGCTATATCTAGTTGAGAATCTTTGATTGCTTTAAAAGTTTGGTCTTCAATAAACCAGTCAGACGGTTGTGTTAAAAGTAAATTTTTTACTTCATACAACTTATTTGTACTCTCCACAGCCTGCATATCAAATCTCTATACTTGTCGCTCCGTTATTTCTGACAGTTACAGAACCTAGTTCTGATTGCAGTTCAAAGCCTTTTGGATTACTGGGCGTATGAAGCTGTATCCATTTATTTCCTGTATATACTTGCAGGACCCCAATAGATGTATTCCATACTACATCACCTTGATTGAATTTCAAAGACCCTAATTCAGTGTCGTTGAATTGTGGTGTGCTATCTGGATCAAAAGTTCCTAAATTAAGTTCTAAAATTCTAGTTAATCTATTGAATGTTTCTTTAGTTACAGAACTCTCTACCTCTGTAGGTAAGCGTGTTTCTAAAAGTTTGCTCATCTTCTACCGTCTTGGTTAACGTCTAATCGTGTGTCTCCCAAACGCCATCCGATTGAAAGGTTGCCATTTCCACTTGCATCGTCGTTTGATTCAAATCTAACTACCGCTTGTCTCCCTCTAGCCCGTAAATTAACTTTTTGAGTAGAAGAAGTCACCTCAGATGTAGAGTCAGTAGTGAGAGAGTCGCCTGGGAAATTTCTTACTTTGGTAACAATATTTAAAGATCCAGCATTAGCATCTTGTAAAAACTTAATATCTGGTATCAAAGCTTGTATTTGCGTAAAACGATCGCCATCACCAAGATCAAAATCGGCTGATTCTACAAAAACATTAGTCATCGCACTACCATCGTTATCAAAACCTATCTCATGTTGATATATATATCCGCTATCTGCTGCTTGAGGAAAAGGCTCTACTCCTGAATCTAACCATACTGTTCTAGTTAGTTGTCCGTAATACCAAATTTCTTGTTGCGTATTATAAATTACGTATCTGTCTATCTCTTCGCTTGAGGATGAGGGATAAAACCAACCCACTTCATTATGCTCGTTGTTAGTGAAAGCTTGTATCTTATACGCTTGGTTTTGATTTAAGTCGCTAAAAACGTAATTATGAACGCTACAAGGTAGTTCCTGTACCGTTCCGTTGTAAAGATAAAAGTTTCCATAAGACATAAAGAAAACACCTGTGGCAGCAGTCACAGCTGCTTTTGGTCCTATCAAACCTGATCT